ACCCTGATATTGAGGAATTTTTAGCAATTAGAAGACCTAAAGGTGACGTTAACAGACAATGTTTAAATTTACATCAATGTGTTATTATTGATGATGAATTTATGCAAAAAGTTGAAAATAAAGATCCAAAAGCAATTAAAATTTGGGGAGAAATTCTTAAAACAAGAATCGAAACAGGTGAACCTTATATCATGTTTGAAGATAATGTTAATAATCAATCCCCAGAAGCTTATAAAAAAAATAATCTTCATGTTTCAATGACAAATATTTGTGTAACAGGTGATACAAAAATACAAATCAAAATTGGAGATGAAACAAAAGAAATTGAAATACAAGACCTTGAATTTACTCTCCAAACCAACCCAGAAACATACATTTTGAGTTACAATCAAGATACACTTGAAAAAGAATACAAACTAATTACTAATTTTGGCATGACTAATTCAGAGGCAGAATTGTTGGAAATCGAGGATGAGGCAACCGGGTTTAAATTGCAGTGTACACCTGAGCATAAAATACTAACAAAAAATCGTGGTTGGGTTGAAGCACAACATTTAAGTGAAGAAGATGAACTTATATATTAAAAATCATCACACAGAAAAAATCCCTACCTCTAAAGGTATGTTTTTAGGGTTACCCAAAAGTCAATCAACTAGAAATTTGGAGGTAGGAGATTATTTTTGTATATTTAGTGAGAAAGAAGATCTATTGGTTTTTATTCAAAAAGAATGGGAAAAAATATGGTTTTTGAATGTTGAAGAAGATAAAATAGTAGGTGAAATAGAATATAATGTTTTAACAGATAAAACAAATATAATTGAATCTACTGATATTTTTATTAATATATATAACCATGAATTAAACCAATTAAAACATCAACTAAATGAAAAAATCTGAACTAAAACATATTATTAAAGAGGAAATACAAAAAATATTAAGTGAGGAAATTCAAGGAGATGTTTTGTTTTTATATCATAGAACAACTATCCCTACTGCTAAAAAAATAATAGCTTCTAACTTTAATTTAATCCCTAGTTCTGGACTGATAGGAAAAGGAGTATATTTTGTTTATGATAATCCTAAAGAAATTGCAAGTAACATGGATGTTTATGGAGGAGCCTCATTAAAATATAGTATTCCTTTAAGTTCTTTGTCTGATTTTTTAATATTTGATAAAAATATCCAAACATCACCTTTAGAAGATCAATTAAAAAAAATCCCCCAATCTATTACCCAAAACTTATCCATTAATACAAAAGATATTACAGCTGGAGAATTAGAAGACAAACTAAATGAAGAAAATAAATCTCTTAGTGATTATTTTAAAGGTGTTCTTTATTCCCTTAAAAAATCCCCATCTGGATATGGGGCTTCAAAACCAACAGGAACTAACAAAAACGCGGTAATATATGATATTTCCTTATTAAAATTTGAAGGAATATCAACTGATGGAGTAACATATAAAATTCCATCTGATACTAAAATTTCATCCCCCGAAGTGCAATTAAGCAAAAACTTAATAGAACCTAACTCAGAAATTAAAAAAACAGTTGTAAATCTATCAGGAAAAAAAATGACATCATTACCTGATGGATTAAGAATAATAGGAAGTTTAGATCTTTCAAATACTAATTTAGAAAAATTTCCCGAAAATTTATATATTAAAAATACACAATATATTGTTAAAAAAGATGCTTCTAAAATTTTAGATGATACTCAATATAATAGACTAAAATTAAAAGATATAAATAAAGATAGTATTAAATATATGGAAAAATTAGGATATAAATATATCCCATCATCATATGATGGGGAACGATTTGGGGAATATTGGTATGAAGGTTATTTTAAAAAATAATTAGTTTCTTAGATTTTTTCTTAGATCTATAATATTTATAATCGATGGGACGTGTCAAAAAATACCAAACAGAAGACGAACGTATTCTCAAACAACGAGAATATAGTAAGAAATATTACTGGTCTAATAAAGAAAAAATCGATGAAAAACTCAAACAAAAATATCACGAACGAAAAAAACCTTAAATATATTGTTTATATAACAACTAATTTAATAAACTATAAAAAATATATAGGTTCTCATGTTTGTAAAGATTTAAATGATAAATATTTAGGAAGTGGTACTTCTCTTAAACAAGCATTTAAAAAATATGGTAAAGAAAATTTTAAACGAGAAATTTTAGCTATAGTGGATTGTCCTAAAGTAATGAAAGAGTTAGAAGAATATTATATAGATTACTATAATGCTTTTACCTCTAAATTATTCTATAATAGAAACAGAAAAGGTGTTGGGTATCCGTATGGGAGAAAAAAACCTAAAGAACATTGTGAAAACCTTCGTAAACAACGTTTAGGAAAACCTAATGGGTTAAAAGGTAGAGTTTCTCCAATGAAAGGAAAAACACAGTCTGTTGAATCTAGAGAAAAAGCTAGATTAAATAATATAGGAAAAAACAATAAAATAGTACTACAATTTGATTTAAATGGTAATTTTGTCAAAGAGTGGGAATCACAAACTATAGCAGCACAATTTTTAGGTAAAAAAACAGGAGCAGCTATTGGAGAGTGTGCAAAAGGGAAAAGACCAACAATTTATGGATATAAATGGAAATATAAAGAAAACTAAAACATGGGATTAAAAATAACAAAACTACAAACCAAAAAACCTGTATATGATGTAACAGTACAGGACAATCAAAACTTCTACGCAAACAATGCAGTAGTACATAATTGCTCAGAAATTGCACTTTACACAGACCCATTACATTCATTTATTTGTTGTTTATCATCCTTAAATTTAGCTCGATGGGAAGAATGGAAAGAATATAAATTCGAAAATGGAATGACTTTACCAGAATTAACTTGTTGGTTTTTAGAAGGTGTATTACAAGAATTTATTGATAGATCTAAGAATATTAAATTTATGGAGAATACTCATAGATCAGCAGTTAAAGGAAGAGCAATCGGAATTGGTGTTTTAGGTTGGCATACATTTTTACAAGAAAATAATATCCCATTTGCAAATTTATTATCAAATTCTTATACACAAATGATGTTTAAATTCATTGAAAGTGAAGCTCTAAAAGCATCTAAAGAACAAGCAAAATTATATGGAGAACCTGAGTGGTGTAAAGGAACAGGATTAAGACATACACATCATCTAGCAATTGCTCCTACAGTTTCAAATGCTCATATTTCAGGAGGAGTTTCACCTTCAATTGAACCCATTCCAGCAAACATTTATAATTTAAAAACCGCAAAAGGAACATTTATCAAAAAGAATCCAACTTTAGAAAAATTGTTAGAGAAAAAAGGATATAATATTGATAGCATTTGGGAACAAATTTCTAAGGATCATGGTTCAGTTTTAGGATTACCTAGTTATGTTTTAACAGATGAAGAAAAAGAAGTATTTCTAACATTTAAGGAAATTAATCCATATGAAATTGTAAAACAAAACGCCATTAGACAAAAATATGTCGATCAAGCTATATCATTAAATTTAATGTTTGATCCAAATGATTCTCCAAAATATATTAGTGATGTACATAAATTAGCTTGGAAAGAAGGAATTAAAACTTTATACTATTGTCGTAGTGAAAGCATTTTAAGAGGTGATACATTATCAAGAGATAATGAATGCATCGCTTGTGAAGGTTAACCAATATACATAGACATAATATTTATAAGTAAAAGTATAATTATGAAAGATTTTTTTATGTCAATGCTTTCTGAGGATGGGAAAATTTCCTCAAAAAGAATTATCGCAATTTTTGGATTTGCAATCCTTATTATCACTATGGTAATTACAACTTTTACCCCATTAGATAAAATTCCTGATTCAAGATTGGTTGATTCAGTTGAATTAATTATCTTAGTGGCATTAGGAAGTAGCTCTGTAGAAAAATTTAAAAACATAGGGAGACCTAGAAAAGAAGAAAAAGAAATAAAATAAATAACATGAAACGATTAGAATTAAGAAAAATGATTAAGGAAGAGATAAATAAAATCCTTAAAGAAACCACATCTCCATCTGATGAAGAGTTTGAAGCTATAGTTAATTGGTTAAGTGATGAATATGATTTTGATGAGATTGAAGATATGTTATCCCAATCTAATATTTCTAAAAAAGATGATATCATAACTATACAATATCCAAATGGTGTTGAAGATGTAGTTAAATATCATAATGGAAAAATTAAATTTATTAGGTAAACCAAATAAAGAAGAAAAAGAAATTAAAGAATGATTTTAAAATTAGGTTCTAAAGGACAAGAAGTAAAAGAACTTCAAGAATTTTTAGGTATTAAGGCCGATGGTGATTTCGGCCTTAAAACTGAATTAGCAGTTAAAAAATATCAACATGATAATGGATTAATAATTGATGGTATAGTTGGTTCTAATACTCTAAATCATATGGGTATTTTAATGGATACAGATTTATCTACAGTTAAAAAAATTGAATATAAAGGTTTAGAAATTGAACCTTATCATTTACCTAAAGGAGAATATAAAGAGGGCCCAACTAAAAAAGAATATCTATTCTTACATCATACAGCAGGATGGCATAATCCTTATAAAGTTATTGATTCATGGGGAAGAGATTCAAGAGGATCAATTGCAACTGAATTTGTAGTAGGAGGTCAATCTATAAAGGATGAAACGGAATATGATGGAAAAGTATTACAAGCTTTCCCTGAAGGAGGATATGGTTGGCATTTAGGTAAAAATGGCTCCCAACATATGCATATACATTCAGTAGGAATAGAATTATGCAATTTCGGATATATTAAAGATAAGAAAACTTACTCAGGTACAACAGTCAATCCTTCACAAATAATTCAATTAGAAAATGAATTTAGGGGATATTCATATTGTCATAAGTATTCTGAAGAT